CCATGAATAAATACTTTCTGAATTTTCAGATATATTATTATCTCTAATCAGTATTATTTCAATAGATGACTTAATTAATCACGGCAAAACGAAAAGCGTGCGGAATCAAAAACGAAATGCGATTTTCAGACGGAAAAACGAAATGTGCAATAAAAAAGCATCCAAGCAATGAAACTTGGATGCTTTTTTGTTGAATTAATTGAACAAAGACCAGTCTATTTCTTCCTTTTCCTTCCATGCCGATTCAAGACACGTTTGAATATGCTTTTGCATACCAATGGCAAAGGAAGTCAACTCTTCCACATCTTTGAACGTGTAAAGGAAAGGATCATCATCTGAGCCAAACTTCACTGTTGGCATCGTCTTCAAATCACCATCCTTGGCCAAACCATAGGCCAAAGCGTAGTTTCTTTGATTTTCATCAGACAACCAAACCTTGTGACCATTCCACTCATAGTCCTCCAATATCGCTTTCTGTGCGTTTGAATTGATCTGAGTGATAATAGTATCTTTCACTTCTTCCAATGTCGGATGATGATCAAATGTCGTGCGCCAGTTCCAGCCCATGTCATTGTCTTCATCCTTGCCAAAACCATAGAACAAGTCCCATCGGTTTCGACCAACTTGCATCAATCCGTCCTGACGAATTGGGGAACCATAGATCTTTTCCATTTCAATAATGTTTAATTGTTTATAAACTGCTGTTCAAATCTTGTTTAAGTAAAGCGGTATTTCACCTTGTTGCCATCAAAGACCTCGCTCTCAATCACAGTTGTGAATGGGAAACAGTCCTCGATGTCGCTTGCCTTATCCAAGATTTGTTTCATTTCATCAGATGCAGTGAAGAACTTTGCCCATTCTCCAGTCTTGGCATCCTTGAAGCTTACGATGTATCTGCCCTCACCTTGCGAGGTCTTCACATCCTTCTCATAGTCATGGATCTCTATTTCCTTGTTGACAATGGCACTCAGGCGCACTGCCTTGCCAGGGAAACGTTTCTTTCCATCCTCTGGGGTATATGTGATACCCAATTCACTGAATTTCTTCATACGTTTATTTGTTAGTTTGAAAAATAAATTCTTGCAGTCGGCATGGCAAGCCATACCCTTGAATGAGCCGATGATCTCTTGTCTTCTCTTGCGGCTCTTGACCTTGGCGAGATGCCTTGCAGCCTTTTGCTTGGTTCGTTTCCTTATAAGGGAATAGTCCTCGTAATGCACGAAACCAAGGAAGTCGAGGCCAACGGTAATGGGTCTTATAGCCTCGCTTTTCTTGATTTGCAGCCCCAGCTTGCCAAGTTCTTGGTGCAAGATGCCACGCCACTTCCACAACTCTCTTTTGTCAGTGGACATCATTACGATGTCATCACAGTACCTATAATAGTACCTGACTCCCTCCACTTCCTTCATGTGGTGGTCTATTGGTGACAGATGCAAGTTGGCGAAGCACTGTGAACTTCTCAGTCCCTTTGAAAGCCCATTGGGCAGCAAATGAACAAAGTTTGAAAAGATCTTCAAGACGATGGGATCACTCACATAGTGTTTCAAGTCATCATACATCAATTCCTGGTTAATGGAATCATAGAAATGATGAATGTCGCACTGATAGTAATACAGATTCCCCTCGCACTCATGTATGTCTTCCTCCAAGATGTGATGGAGGTAGTGCATACCTCTTCCCTTGATGCTTGCAGCGGATGTCTCGATGACCGTGGGATATACATGGTCTTCAAACACATTCATAATGGCATGGCATCCTATTCTGTCAATGACAGGAGGAGCTTGCACCTCTCTTTCCTTTGGGCCATCCTTCACATGCAAGGTCTCAAAATTAGTAACTTGAAAACTTCCATCTTCAATGTGCTTACGCAAGAAGGCGATAACATCATCTTTTTTCGCCTCAAAACGTTTTCTCTGCTTTTCCTTTAAGCCTCTAACGACATAATCAAAGCTACTGCTCAGATTCTCGAAAGAAACAATCTCTGGAATCAAATTATCCAGAATAACAAAATTTTCCATAAGCCTTCAGGACTCCAATTTATGTTTCGGCTTTCCACAATATTGTGCTGTTGCCGTGGCTCAGGGTTCTCGCACGTACAGTGGGCAAGCACGTTGCTTGTTGCATGGGTGCGATGAGACTGTCTAAAGACAGGTAGTTCTTAATTCGAGACGAGAGCCGATGTTCGTATTCGAGTTCGATGAAGCGTAATTCGCACTCGCATAGGCGAGACCGCCATTCGCATTCGCATTGTTGTTGGCACGATACAGGACACGACCGCTGAACCCCTCTACCATCCTCCTTTTCGGGGTGCAAAAGTAATAAAAATTTTTCAAAAATCGACCGACTTACGTCGGTATTTGGAGGTGGAGCACCTTTTTTAGAAGGTCTCCACCTTACGCTTTCACGCTTTTTCGCCCTTACGCTGTTTTCAGCTCTATCGCTCCTCTGAAGGCGAGACGAGAGCCGATGTACGTATTCGAGTACGATGAAGCGTAATACGCACTCGCACAGGCGAGACCGCCATACGCATTCGCATTGTAGTTGGCACGATACAGGACACGACCGCTACTGTGAGTGTACCAAAAAATGTCTGTATAATTTTGGTTCCACTTGCTGTTGTCGCTCGTTAGCTTGGTAGGAACGACATCTGCATAGCGTCCAAATCTCACACGTCCGATACAATAACCATTGGCATTGATGCCTTGTACGGTTCTTTCTGTCTTGGTGAGAGGATCATAGATGTGCCAAACACTGTCAAGCATATCTCCGCTCACTGGAACCATCTTGTTTTTCAGGAATGACACATAACTCTTGATGTTCACACCAACATTGTCCATCCACTCACAGTTGCAAGCCATGAAGTTCTCGATGCCAAGCACCTTGTTTCCCATGCCATTGTTCCATGGGCTGTTTGCCTTGCCGATGGAATCCCAGTAACCAGTCTTGTAATTGTTCGTGTAACCGTTGCTGCTTGATGAGCCTACGCCACGGCCATAGCCACATACCAACTGAGCGTCACGATTTCCCACAAGGGCATAGAAGAGGTTTGCCACGTCCTTGCTTGTCTCATAGTCTATCATCTGATAGCCGTTTCCTCTCAGCCATGCCAGGTTTTGGAAGTCCTTGTATGTGTAGTGAAGGTTCATGTCCTGGATGTCCGTAGGATCCACATAGGTCACCTTTCCCTCGCTGTCATACGCCCAACCTATATATGTGTTGCTATTGCCATCTCCAAGCTTGGCAGCCACGCCACTGACACTTTTGAGCGTTCCGCTCATCATGGCAGCCTCGTAGATGCCGACAAGCTCTGGTTTGTGCTCCACCCAGTCAGGTTCTATGGCTTCGAGTTCAGAACTGTCAACGGCAATGAGTTCGCCATCTTCATTGACGGTCTTCACCGCAAAGATGAAGTACTTCGCTCCATCAGGAACGGACGTGAAGGTATAGTCACCTTCCATAAAGTCTGAGTCGGATGCCATGCCAGTCAAGTTGTATGTCTCGATGACACTTCCGTCCTCCTTGACGAATATAGCACCGATACGGCTGCTTGTAACGCCAGGCCATCGTACCTGCTTCATTCCATCCACATCCATCTTGTACGCATTATAGCTCACGTTGGAGCGGACGAACGTTGTGGAACTATCTATCTTGACGTTTCCTTTCTCATCATAGATGCTGGAGTCAAGCGAGTCCGTGCAGACAGAGCAACTTGCACCAAGCAAGATGTCCTGGAGTTTCACCCTCTTCACCACGTTGGCACTTGGAAGAGGTCTTTCCTGGAGGCTTGAAAAGAACAGGTACTTTCTGTCATGCTTCACGTCATTGATGCCCTTGTACCAATATCTGCCGATATACATGAAGGCATCGTACTCACCCTTGTCATAGATGTTTTCGATTGATCTGCCGTCGGCAAGCTTGGAGTAGTCCTTCTCATCCATCGGGATGCAGGTCATCTTGGAGCTACCTTGGTCGTAGATGCCGATGACAGGCTTCATGTCCTTCCAAATCTGGCTCACATGGGCGGATGGCTTGTACTCATTGCTGTAGTCATGCCCTGTCTTGTTGTCGAGGTTGGTGATGTTCTGAGGGTCGCCCACGGTATCATCGAACACGATTGCGCTGTATTGGCTGTTATATACGGTCATCTCTGGGAAGTAAGCCGCAAACGAGGCAAGCTTCTCCTTGGTGATGAAGTCAGTCATAATCCATCTACCTGTCAGACCAGAGCACTTTCCGCTCTCATCGTATGGTGTTCCGTTCACCTCCAGTCCCACGGCCTCACTGTCCATCAAGGCTTGCAGGATGGTGGATGAGCCTGAGACGTTCACGTCTGTCAGACGGATGTACTTGATGCTTGCGCCTCCACCTATTGAGTCGAGGAGCAACTGGGTGCTACTTATCCTTGGGCAGTTCGTCACGAGCACGCTCTTGATGCCACCCATGCCATCGAAGGTCAGCCCACCAGGGTATTGCAGCCTTGGCAAGTTCTTGAATGAGAGGTTCGACATCGTTGACGGAAGCTGAAGGATCTCTATTGGCGAGGCTTCCGCCAAGTCAATGCTTGACAGGGAGGAGTTCTTTGCCAAGACGGTCTTCAATCGTGGGCAGTATGTGGCAGTGATGGAAGTCACCTTCGTGTTCCTCACGTCAATGGAAGAGAGGAACGGCTTGTTTCCAAGGTTCAACTGTGTGATGGCAGCCGTACCGTACACAGGCTCGTAGTCCTCGCCACCAAGCACGAGTTCCTGCAACATTTCACAGTTGGAGATGTCCCAGCTCTCAGCCTTTGGGGTGCATCCAGACAAGTCGAGCCTTGCCAGGTTCTTCGCCCCGAACACATAGAGCATGGTTCCTGCGCCAGAGGCGGTCATGCCGCTTCTGAGCGTGTAGCTCTCGCCAGCCTTCAGATAGCAACTGTCCACGCACGCATCCGCACGATCCACACCGATTCCAAAGAAACTGTCTTGTGCTGCCGTGATGGCAATGGAGATTTCAGTGCCCACGGCACGCATTTTGAATGGGTTGGTGTAAAGCTCACCAACCTGATAGTAGCCGTCACGGTATGCGAAACGCTTTCTGAATGTCTCAGGCAGATCATCAAGGCGAAGACCATGCACGGCATAGTAATAGTTGGCTCCTGCCGTGGAGTTCTCGATGTACTTTCGCTCGCCATCGAATGAGGAAATGACCTTCGCCCACTTTGCCAGTCGGTCGGTCACCCATAGCTTGGTGCAACCCTGCACTGAGAAAATCTTCATTCCGTCTGCCTCTACGCTTCGCATCTCCCCAGCGATGTCATGGAGCGTCACCACATTGTCGCCAGTCTCATCAAGCCAGAAGCCGTCCACCTTGTATGATTGCTGGAACATCACGCTGTTCCATCCCTGGTAATAATGCTTAGGGTCGTTCACGGCATCCAAATCCCATGGTACGGTGAGGCCACAGTCGTTGTCATAGTTCCAGACACAGTCACCATCATACCAGTGGTTGAAGTAAGCCCTCACCTCACCGTCGGTGTCGAGATAGAAGCTGAGCATCATGTTCTTGCTTCGCTGGTCAACGGCAAGGATGTAGTCGCTTGCGACCACATAGCATCCGACGCTGTGGACGTTGGCGAACTTGTGAAGCTCGTGAGACCACTTCTTCAGGCGGTTCTCCTTAGTGCCCCTGACAGTGAGACCGTCAAGCGTGATGTCGCCATCTGCCTCCGTGAGGTCGTTGCTGCACTGCTGAGTAAACATGAGGAACTTGTAGAGGTCGTATGGAACCTTCTTGCCAGACTCATACAACGCCACAAGGTCATCGTCGTCTGGGTATCTCGCCTCGAAGTATGACATCCACACCGGGTTTCCAGTCGCCTCATCCACCCTCATCATGTCGTCAACACCATTCACGCCCTTCAGCCAACAGAGATAATCATACTTCAGGTATTCGTAGCAGGTCGTTGGGTTCAGCACCCTTCCAGATACCGTCCACTTTCTCGTTGCCTTGTCGTAGCTCATGGAGCCAGTGGTGTCCTTCCAGTTGCCACCGCTGTACTTGGCGTATCTGTCATCGGACGTATGATAGACCTGCGTCCAGTCATATTCGCTCACGTTGTCAGACATTACCTCAGAGAGGGTCTTGGCGGTTTCCGTAGGGTCAGCCACGGCTGTGGTCTCCACCATGGAGCCTGTTCCGTCATTCTCCAGGAAGACATTTCCGTTGCCGCAATACTCTGAAAGCATGTAGATGTTTCCTGCCACAAGGGATGAAACATCCTTCAGTACCTCATCCTTGAAGTCCGTCAGCTTCTGTCCCTTGGCTGCAACGAGTTCCTTGAAGTCGCCATAATTGAGGCAGTCTGCCGTATAACCGTCCACTTTCTCGAAGCCAAAGAAACTTGGGTTGTTCTTGTCAACGTTGAAGTTTGCCTTGGCATGGAAATAGGCATAGGACTCGTTGGTGGCATCCACAGAGTTGATGTCTGTGCGGAAAAGGGCGCATGGCACAGAGTCGATGGACGTGTTCATGGTCTCGTTTCCCTTGTAGGCGTTCTGCGCTGGTGTCATGTATCTCTCGCCAAGCGCACGCTGCAACTTGTTCATCAGCTCCATGGTGGCTCCGTTGTTTGCGCCTCCTGAGTCTGAGTAGTCCACCTTGATGGTGGATGTGCTGATCCACATGCCGCCATCCTTCACCTGTATCTTGCCCTTGGCCGCCATCTTCTGGCAAAGCTTGAACTTCTCCAGCTCCTCGCCAGTGAAGTCTTCCTCTGAGTGGAGGAGGATGATCTTGCATCCCTTGAACTTGCCCTTCTTGTTCTTGATAGGTTTGAGCGATGATGTCGTTCCCTGGTTCACAGTAGGCACGAGCACCACCTTGAAGTCCTGCCATGGGCGGTTTGGGAATCTCACGATCCAGTCGAAGAGTGCCTTCGTCTTCTTGTCGCCATCCAACTTGTCAAGATAGCCAGGATAGTTCTGCTCTATGTCGTCGGTGTCTGGGTTCTTCAGGAGTGTGACACAGCAAAGCCCTGCGTTGAGGCAAGCCTGCATGGTTGGTCTGTCCTTGGTCGTTCCCTCTGCCGTCTGCGATGCCATGACAAGGTTCTTCTCATACTCGCTGAGCATTTCCTTGGTGTCCTTCAGTCCCACAAGGTAGTTATCGACAGCCTGGCGGAAATTGAAGTATGTAGCCCATGCCGTCAACTTATAAAGATAGATGTCGGCACTTGTGCCATCGAAGTTGATGGTGTGGTCGTTGTTGATGAGCTTGCCAGCGTCATAGTAGCAGGCACCTGCCTCGTCACCGTTGCGGAATATCTTGATGCTGCCGATGCCTGAGTAAGGGGCGATGGAGGAAGGCTCTATCACGATGTCGAAGCGTGTCACTGCGTCCTGTGCGTAATACACCACAGCCGTTTGCTGCGCACCAAGGTCATCGGGATTGGTGGCGGTGGCTCCGTCACACGTGAAGACAAGTTTCTCGCCAGTCAGGTAGAAGCCCACCTTGTTGTCGCCAAGGCAGTCTATCAGCTTGGCGTTCCTGTCCTCCACGTTCTTCACCCTCACCGTGAAGCTGATGGCCATTCCGTTTTGCTCGATGCTGTTGGAGGCGAACGGCTTGTAGTCACACACTGCCCTCATGTTCTCTGCTATGCGCAAGGACATGATGCCGTTGTCGGCCTCCGTGCCATAGGATGCCGTTCCAAAGGTGTCCTTCACGAATCCATTGGTGCTCCAGTTGGATCCTTCCACGCTGATGGAGGTGTCTCCGTCCTTGATGGTCTTGTCCTCCTCGCTGTTGGAGCGTGAGTCCATGGTGATGTTGAACACACGCTGTGTGCTCACTTCCTCCACGTCCACGAGGCTTCCATCTATGACAAACGACGCTGCCTGGGATGATGACTCGCCACATTCTACGTACACCACGATGGTCTTGGAGCCATCATGCACGCCCTCCATCACCTGCTTGGTGAAGGTGTATGTCTGGGAGCGATATGCCACGCTGTTGTTCTGCACGCTGCCGTCATAGAGGATGACAGCCTTCGGGTTGTTGTCGTTCGCAACGTAGATGGCATATTCCACGGATATGGACTCATAGAGCTTGCGCTTGCCCTCCATTTCGTCCGTGTACCATCGTGTCGCCACGATAGGTGTGACGTTTCCTTCCTCCACGACCATGACGGACGTGTGGAGGTAATTTCCAACCACGCCGCTTCCCACGTCCTCGCCATGGATTCGCAAGGGATATGCGCCATGTGCCAGTGGCGTGCCCATACAGTTTTGTGGGTCTATGCTCACGGAATGGGAATAGGTGTCCATGATGGTGGAGGTTCCAAGTACCTGCCACTGCTCGTTGACATAGATCTCCGTGATGACCTTGATGCCCTTGTCGCTTGCGTTGTTGGCAAACTTATACATCGGGATGCTCTTGGCTGTGCCACCGACTGCAAGGCTGGTGCTCTGGGTGTAGTTGAGGGTCTGCACGCTTGTGATGGAGACATCCACGCCTGAGACGTTGATGTTTCTTGAACCGCTGTTTCCTGCGTCATCGTATGCCACCAGCTGGAATCGTTTGTTTGTGGCTGTTACGAAATAGGAGCTGACATCCACAGTGAAGTCGTATGTGTCACCAGTGGCGGACGATGCCTTGTTTACGGCAATGGTCTCCAACACCTGGTTCGTGTCACGGTCTTTGAGCACGATTTTCTCGATCATGTTGTCTATCTCGCTGCCACCTTGCGTTGTGATGCTTCGGATGGCTGCCTTGATGAGCACAGAGCCTCCGGCCTTGGCATAGAGGGGCGAGTTCTCGAACTGGATGCTGACAATGGTTCCTGAGCCGCCACCGCTTCCAGTGCCGACGGCAAACTGCTGTTCGTCCCCGATGCCCTCGCCAGCCGCATTTTCGAGTTGCAGCTTCACCACGCCCTCCGTTTCCGTGTCCACCTTGATGTTGGTGGGGATGCACTTGTATGCACCTCCAGTGGAGAGAGCGTCCTTTCCGTCTGCCTTTGGATCATCCTTTGCATCCACGCCTGAGCCGCCTCCAAAGTCCTTCCACAGCCCGATTTCACCGATTTCTGTCAAGTCGCCCTGGAACTGCTTGGTCTCCATCTGCTTCTCTCCTGTCGAATAGGAGATGATGAGTCCCTTCTTGGCATATTGCACGCCTGTTTTCTCCTGGTATTTCAAGAGGGCTTGCACTGCGGTCGCCAAAGTCCAGTAGCTTCCCACCTCTGGGTTGCCCAACAGAGTGTCGATGATGATGTAGGTCTCAGATCCTGCTGCAAGGGAGCCAAAGTCCTTCCAGTTATCCGGGTTGAACCAGTTTGCCTCCGTCACGGTCTTGCCCACATATTGGTAGGTCTTCCAGATGCCTGCCGACATCTCGAAGGAAATGATCAGTCCGCTCACAGCCTTGCCTTCCTTCCATGCCGCATTGATGGCGGACATGCTTGGGTTGTCGGGGTCGGACAGTTGGTAATAGCCAGTGATGGGAACCTCCGTGGTGGCGTTGAAAATGCTCGCTGGAGTTGCCTTCGGTGCTATCTGCGCCATGTCCGTGCCAGTCCAGATGTATGGAACCTTGCCTACCACATCTACGTAGATCACTGATGAGCTGAGTGTCTGCTGCACCCATTTCGGCTTGATGTCGCCATCCTCCACCGTGTCGATGAGTCTTTCAAGTTTCTTCTCCTGGCTGGAGTATCTGTAGGCTCCGACCATGGAGATGGGATTTGTGTCCCAGTAGCTCACCATCACCACGTCATAAACCTCCTTTGGAAGGTTCTCTTTTGGGATGGTGCTGTTTTCGTCAAGCTGGGCGATGCCGCCAGGCTGTCCCATCTTTGCGTCGATGGACTTCAAGGTCGCCTCGCTTGTCTTGGCGATGCTCTCACGCATGTTGTCGGCCAAAGACTTTCCACCACAAAGCGTCCACTCCGTCCATCCGTTCTCCTTGGTGTGGGTACGCATGTATTCGGCAAAGGTAGTGCCGCTTGCCAGCCTGCCATCGTCGTTGAGTCTGACAGGGCCTTCTGCCACCTGGATGCAATATTCCCTCGCATAGCCGATGACAAACTGATGTACCTGGACGTTCACACCATCAAACGTGGCTCTGAGCACACCCACGAACTTGTAGTTCTCCGTGCTCGCATAGGCTGCGTCCAGTTTTGCCTGAAGTTGTTCTTCCTTAGAGGTGTCGCCATCAGTGAAGTTCCCAAGGTTGAGGAATGGATCAGTGAGGGCATTGCTGCTCTCGCTCGTGCCTTGCAGACGCTTCAAAAGCTCCGTATCTGCGTCAGAGCGATTTGACTTCTCTTCCTCGATGGACTTTTTGATGCTATTGTCCGCTTCGCCACGATCCTTGATTTCCTGGTCAACTTGCTTCTGGAGAGCATAGATGCTGCCAAGGTTTCCCATCAGTAGCCATGGCTCCGCTGTATTTCCCTTTTGGAAGGCATAGACGTTTCCGCTCTCTGCCTGCGTTGAGTTGTTTGCATCGTAAATGGCTACGAGTTGACCAAAGCGAAGTGGTTTGCCATTTGTGCCTACAGGAGCCGTGCCGTCCGCTTTCATTGCGGCATAGCTCTTGTAAACTTGATGGATGCCAAGTCCATCCGCATTTTGCTCCATGTCGGCAAGATATGCTAAGGTGTCGGCATGAAGGCCACCCACCTCTTCTGGAGTGATACTATCCACCTGATTCTTGCGTCGCAAGGCATCGGCACGTTGCTGAAGCTTATAAATTGTTTCCATATTACTTTGAGAATTTTACGAAATCACCAAGTTTAAATGTTACGGAAATAGGAATGATAGGGAAACTATAGTCATCATCATAAAAACCATTGGGAATGCCACCTTCTGGTGTCAAAATCACCACGGCTGCGACAGGTTTGGCTGCGACATGAAGCTCATACTTCTTCCCCAAATATTCAAAGGAAGGGCTTTTCTTTCCTTGGAGAGTTTCTGCATAGGTTGCATCATTGATTGTGAATAGCATACCTCTACTTAGCAAGGCTTCTTCCGTATCCCAGTCTGTTCTCGATGTTTTTATATCTATGGAAATTTGTGCATCTGTTCCATTGTCAACTTTGCTTATTTTTACCTTACCCGAATAGCCATTATAAAATTGCACATCTAAATTTTCCTTAATGCTTCCAAGTTCCAAGGCCGATGACAATAAATCCAGTAAAGAATGTAAGTTATATATGTTATATGCTTCATCTGCGCCAGTTTTGTCGGTACTTGCGTAAATTTTCTTTGATTTTGTGCAATTTCTACTTTGACCATCTTCAAACAATCTCATATCGGAATCGACATTTTTGACACATAAATAGATAGGCTGATTCCAATCCTGTATGGACAAATCTGTGTCAGGCCAAGTCAAGAAGTCTCCGTTTACGACAAGAGTTCCTGACAACAGCGTAAATTTCGTTTCCCCTTTTTCTTCATCCAATTCTGAGTTTTGGAAAATATAGTCTTCCAAGATGAACACATCTGTTTTCACCAAAGCTTTTAAAAAAGGCTTCATGGACTCAAAAAACAATTCTTGCAAGAGTTTCAAGTCATCCAGGCAAACAGGTTGTCCACCCTCACTAAAAACAAGTCTATTCATAATCATATAATATTATGCTGTACGTGCGTCCAGCAGGTTTGTAAATGTTCAATATCGCCTTTATCTTGGCAAGGTTCTTTCCTTGGTATTTATCCTTGGAAGAATCCAATGACGTGCAAAGAAATGTTGGCACATTGACCGTGAAGCTTTCCTTGTAATTGCTTTCACCCTTGTACTTCAAGATAATGCCTGAAGAATTGTCCAGGAACTTGCTTGGTGCGTTCTCACTTTTGAAATGCCAATAGTTTGAGAAATCTTCCTCCAAAGAAGTGATATATATCTGTCTGTCTGAAAGAAAGAAAGTTTCGTTCAAAACTTTTTCCAAGTAAATCACATTGGCGGATGTTTCCAACTTGTCAAAGACATTCTCACGATGCCCCATCAGTTTGTCATAAACAAAAGAGAGAGGCAGGACAAGCACTTTCAGCAATGCCACGAGGAACTTGCTCCTTAAAATGGGTGGCAATAACTGCACCACGAATTTCGTCAAATCAATCTTGTACCACATAGCTCAATGAGTTTGAAAGTCCTTCGGACACGAAGCATCCACCAAGGGCTGTATAGTTGTTACCTTTTATCACTGTGTATTCCGTGCCTCCATCCTCCATATAGGAGCATTCTCCGATTTCAACGTCACTCACTCCCTCCACTCCAAGAATGGCATTTGTGAGTTTGGTCTTGTTGAAAGTTCCTCCATAGACGATATTGGCAAGATATGTATTGATGGCTTCCTCCACAGGCTTGCTCCCATCGGATATGAGCGTTCCGTCAGAATTGATGACAAGAGAGTCCACATAGACCTTTGCCCTGATGACCATCTTGTCTGCGTTCTTGGAGCGTATTGAGAGTACCACGCCTGCCACCTTCACCCTGTTCATGTACTCTTTGAACACCGTTAAAACACTGTTTGAAAGTGCTACAGGCTTGCCATCCTTCTCACCGCTCACTAAGATCTGCACGCTCGTGCCACGATCCCTCACGGCTGCGTATTTCACCACCTGCTTGCCCTCGTCGATGGCGGCGTAGCCATACTGCTGGGTGTCCTCGTTGAGCACGAGACTGTCACCATACTGGAAGGCCTTTGCCATCTTGTAGTACCATGGAACGGATGCCACTACAGCCATGCTCACCTTGTCATCCACCACTTTCACGTACTCCTCGAAGACAACCTCCAGCACATGGCAGCAGGCTGCGACGATGAAGAACATGATGCTCTCCAAACTGACAGAGGAAAAGCTACCGCTCCAGGTATCGCCTTCCCTCAGCCCATATTTCTCACGGATGGTGGCATCTGCCATGAACGCATCCGTCATCTGTTTCTTGATCTCTGCTACAGTCCTTGCCATGTCTAAGTAAATTCTTTTGTAAACTCCTCGCCAAAGATTCTCAGACGGACATTTCCTTGATCCCTTGCGGTTGCAGGACTCACGTCATTATTCTTGCAGTAGTTCTGCATGACACGATTCCAGGTTCCGTCTGGAAGTTTCAGCTCTGTTCCCGGATGTGGGATGTCCGTGATGCTGATGCCGTTTGCCTTGGCAATGGCAAGCACAGCCTCCCACGATCCAAATTCTTGGATGGCGATGTCTGCCATCGTCTGTCCGTCCTTGACCTTTGTTTTCATACTTATCTACTTTGAACGAATCCCAATGATGACACCATAAACCAACAGACCAAAAAGACAAGTAGCGATAGACCAAGATATGAGATTTTCCAGTTTGCTCTGTTTTTGAACGGTTTCTTTCTGTTCCTCATTCTCCAGGTCATGCCGCTCATCAGCCTTCGACACGTTTTCCTTCGACTGGCTCTGTGCAACCTCCTTGCCTTTGTCGGTGTTTCGGTTTCGTTCCGTGCTGCGGTACTTCTCCTTGCTCACCACTTTTCCGTCCTGGTCTATCACCAAGACGGTGGAATCCTTGATGCTCACGGAATCTCTCACGTTCACTTCATATCGGATGACCAAGGAGTCCTTGATGACGATGGAGTCACGGATGTTCACGGAATCCCTCGTCACATGTCTTTGGGTGGATTCCACCTTCTTTGTCGTGCCACAGGCAGCAAGCATCAATACTGCCAGGAGCAAATAGATGTAATGTTTCATGTTGTTTGCCTTTAAATGTCCTTGTATTCTTCCTTTGCGTTGAAGCAAGGGCAAGCCTTGATCCATTCGTTCTGGGTTATCTTTCCATCGTGGTTCAGGTCTGGGCTGAAATCACGGTGTCCCAGGATGACCGCCTTTGGATATTTCTTGTGCAAGAGTTTCAACAGGCTTCTGAGCGATGCCTTCTGTGCCTCCGTTCTGTTGTCGATAGGCTTGCCGTTTGCGTCAATGCCACCGATGTAGGCGATGTTCACCAGTTTCGAGTTGAAGCCCTTCACGCCATTGCTTACCTTTTCCACGTCAAGCATCTGATGGATGGTTCCGTCTGGGAGGATGACATAATGGTAGCCAGGGAATTTCCAACCCTTGCGTTTGAACTCCAGTTCTAACTGCTTGATGGTTGTCTTCTGGCTGCTTGCCGTACAATGAACGGCTATGTATTCGATATTTCTCATTTCTTTCTCAATGCTTCGAGGGCGATTTCCACGTCCTCTGGTTTTACTCTCAATTTGCTCGCTATCTCACCCACGAGGGCTTTCTTCAGTAATTGGAGGAACGGCATGCGAGGGAAACAAATCAACATGCTCGCTGCCGTGCTCCACAGCTCCACGAGGATGATGCCGATGCAGATCACGCTTGTGGTGAGTCCGTTTTCCACTCCAAGGAGTTTGTCGATGAGGATGAAAATCAGGATCACGGAACCATACACCGCAAGCTTGCTGAATGAATCCCTCGCAAGCTCACTCTTGGTGAACCGTTTCTGTTTTAGGCTGGAGGCGATGCCCCAGACTGCATCCATCACCACGGCAAACACCGTGAACCCCACCATCGTCTCATATCCTGCCAGGAAGTTGGCAATAATCAGGAACAGGCACATCACCCATCCCCACATGGTGGAGAGCACCACCATAAGTTTATTCAAAAAATGTTCGATAATCATAGTCTTGTTGTTTTAATATTTAGATTCTATCTGTATTCCAGTGTTGGTGATTCTCACCTTGTCAACGGTCTGGCCGTCCATTTCCATCTGTTCCTTGATGAGCGTTCGCCAGTAGATGGGATCGTTGTCAAGCAACATGTCGCTGATGCCGACACCCACCGATGGGTTTTCCTTCAGCTCACCATGGTGAAGGGTGAGTATCAAGGCTTGGTTCTGTCTCAGGATGTCACCGGTCTGTAGGTGTCCGTTCCTGACCGTTGGCTCCAGTATTGGAGAATCCTTGTTGTATGTGAGTTGTATTCCTTCCATGTCAGTGCTTGATTTTTACGTCCTCGTAGTCATCCTTTTTGAATGACTTTGCGGAACTGGTTGGTTTCACAGTGGTGAACGTGCCGCCAGGGTGGCTCACCGTCACTTGGTGCGTATGGGCGTTGAAGGCTTCCACAAGCTCGTTGATCTTGTCTGTCAGTTGCTCGATGTTGATGAGACCTCCAAGCTTTCCACCATTGATGACTATGGTCTCGATGTGATCCACTTGGAGCACCACGAGTTCCGCAAGGTCGCCAGACAGGCTGCCGATGGTCACTGCGCTGCCTATCTTTGGGGTGATGAGCATCTTGCCGTCATCGTCCATTTCCGATGCCTTCAGGCGTACTCCAGGAATGGTGATGCCGCCCACTGTCACCTCACAGAGGTTGCCTGTGACCGACCTCACGATTCCCTGGTATATGGAGATGGTTCTGCCGTTGCCTGAGGCACGCCTCAGATTTTCCTGTAACTTTCTGTATTCGTCCATGTCTTTTAGCTGAGTCTAAATCCCAAGTCTATCTTTCTCTTGCCGCCTGCGCTGGAGAACTCCGTCGTCACGGCTGTCACGAAGTATGTTCCATCCTTGTAGGGGTAGTCACGGTCATGGAGGGTCACGCTGTCTGAGGGCTTGCACATCGGGATGAGCCACCCAGTGATGCTTCCCTCATAGCCGTCGAAGTTTCTACGTTTCACCTCCAGCTCGCCACGAGCCTTCATGGATGCCTCGTCATTGGTGGCACACTTGATTTCTATCTTGTCGCCACCAGTCGTGCCTGTCTCCACCTCCTTGACGGTTCCGTCAGGCATCAGTGCCTTCACGATGACCTGCACCTTTTTGTCCTCGGAACGATGATAGGTGAGGTTGTCTTCCTCCACGTTCAGTGAGAAGTCGTAGAAACATTCCACGCCCATCTTCTCGCCAGGTGGGTGAATGTGAAGCGTTCCGTCCTGTAGGTAGATGTCCGCTCCGCACTCTTCCTGCACCTTTTTCAGCACGTCATATCCTGTTGCGTTATTGATGACGAACTTGCTGTATGTCCATGAGTAGGAGCAATTCACCTTGATGTCAAGCCCACAGCCAAAGACCACCTTGGTGAGGAGGTCGCCAAGGCTGACCTTTTGCAGGACCTCGTTCTTGATGTCCTTTCGGAACTGGAAAAGGTCATCCTCGCAATGAAGCTTGATGTTGCCTCCATCAGTGGATATGCGCTGAAGCCATCCCTCGAACTCTGTTTCAAGACCAGCCTCCTTGTAGCCAAGGGTGATGAAGACCCTGTCCCCACGTTTCAGCTTGTCCTCAATCTGCAACGCCTTGTTGTACTCACAGGCAGGAAGGGTGATGACGGCTGTGTCGGCAAGGAGTTCCACGCTGCGGTGGATCTCCACCTTGTCGATCATGCAAAGCTTGTAGTTGCCTATGCGTATGTCGAAAGCCATTGTGTACATGTTCTATGCGTTTAAGTCATCACGGCTCAACAGTAACTTGTATATGTCATCACTGTATGCCTGTATTGTATAGTTTTGGTTTGTCGTGCCTGAGGTGAAGGGAATGTCCCAGCTCTCAATGGCAAGCTGGCTGATGCCGAATATCTCCAGCAAGGGGTTGAGTGCCTTCACGTGTCCAGCCTCACAGAAAGCCTTGAGGCGAGAAACGTCTTCCTCTGGGTACTTGCCATCCTCACCCATCAGCAAGCCCTCGATCCTCACGGTGTAGTCATCCTGCGTCCAACGCTCCTTGATGCTTCCCTTGATGGTTCCCTTCGATACATGTCTCCTGGTGAGGATGTTCTGACCGTTCAGGCTGATCATGGGTTCCAATGGGAAAAGCCACTCTTCGGAACCAGACTCCTCCAGCTGGAAACGAAGTGGCAGCACCATGGGGATTCCCCTTGCGTTGGTTCTTACCACATCCTCCAGCTCTTCATCCGTCATGGTCTCCACATTGAACTCTGAGCTGTCCGGGATGGTCTTTGCCGCTGAAAGGTAGCCAAGGTTCTTGCCAAGGACGTTGTTCTCACGGAAAAGCCAGTATGGTGGCATCTTGGTGAGTCCAAGTGCCCTCAGTGCCATGTTCTGCAATATGAATCTGTTTGTCTTCATCGGTCTGTGCTTGTTGCGACGGACAAGGCACGGTTCATGCACTGGAGCACGATGCGCTCCAATTCTGCCGTGTCTGTCTTGTCGGCCATTGTTACTTGAATGTTATCGAAGAACTTGCCTATGGTGATGTGGATGTTCGAGGAGCGGGAACCGCCAGTGGCAAGGGCTTCCGCTGTAGTCTTGCCACCTCTTCCGCCCTTGCTTCCGTTGCCTCCATTTCCTCCGCCCTTGGCGTTTCCGCCACTGGCAGGAGATCCAAAGGAGAACGAGGTTGGGCTTCCCTTTGTGGAAGGGGTTGAGATGGAGGAGGCTTTCTTCTTGTCCTTGGCACTTTCCCTCGCATAGTTGCGGTCATACTCATCCTTGACACCGCTTGCCAACTTCCGTGTGGCATCTGCCGCCTTGGTCGCACTGGTGTAGCCTGTCAAGTCCTTGACTGCTCCCACCGCACTTGACCATGCACCGCTGAAATCACCATTGAACAGTTTTGCCAAAGCCTGACCAACCTTGCCGATTCCGCTGAGGAAGGTCTTGAATCGGTCTATCAGATAGTCCTTGATGATGTTGCCAAGTCCCTTGATGACCGACCACATGGTGAGAAGGAAGGCACGGAACCCTGCAAATTTGTTCCAGCAATAGACGACACCTGCCACCAATGCTGCTATAGCTGTGATGACAAGGCCTATAGGGTTGGCGTTCATGGCTATGTTCAGAAGCCATTGCACGCCTTGCCAAACCTTGGTGACGGCCGTCACTACCTTCATCACACCGACAAGACCCCAGAGGGCGATGGTCTGCAAGTTGAAGGCGACCGTTCCGACACCCACCACCACTGCGATGTAGCCGATTTCCGTCTTCCACTTGATGAAGAAGCCGATGACGCTTGACAGGATGGAGAGGATGCCACCGATGACTGATGCTATCGGGGGAACCAATGCACCGATGAGATCCATCACGCCAAGTACGACTGGCTTGATGGAGTCGAACATCCCGATGGCGGACTGTCTGATGTTTCCAACCATGGTGGAGAACTTTCCGCTCACCGTCTGGCTCAGTTTGTCGCTCATGCCGTTGAAGGCTCCACCTTCGCTTGTTGCATGGGCGATGGCTGCCGCCACGGCATCGAAGCCTATTTGTCCCTTGCTCATCATATCCTGAAGCTCGGCATAGGTCTTGCCTGTCATCTTCTGGAGTTCCTTCAATGGGTTGAATCCTGCGTTGATGAACTGCATCAGGTCCTGTCCCTGCATCTTGCCTGCCGATGCTACCTGGCCGAACGCAAGTGAGAGACCGCCAAGCTTTTCCTTATCGCCCGTGGCGATGTCACCAAGCTGCTGGAGATACGGAACTACCTTCTGTGCGCTGACTCCAAAGCCAAGCATCCTCTTAGCGTTGTTCTCCAGGTCAAGAGGCTCGAATGGCGTTTTGGCTGCGAACGAATATATCTGGTTCAGCATTTTTGCCGCTGCCGTCTCGTTTCCCACAAGGGTCTTGAAGGCGACACTGGTCTGTTCCGCTTGCGCTCCAATGGATGATATGGCTGAGATGCCTGCGCTTGCCAGTATGTATGGGTTCATCAGGAAGTCCATGCCTGGCAGTGACATAAGGGAGGTCTTGAAGTTGGAGAATGAGAAAGCCTCACGAAGCCGGTTGCCCACAGAGGTCGCCTTTCGAGATATGGTGTCAAGCTGCTCGCTGGTGCGCCTTGCGATGCTCAGTACGTTCCCTTGGTCAGCCTGTAGTTTGATGAGAAATTGCAATATGCTCTTAGCCATCTATTCTGTTCTCCTTTTGCTTAATCTCTGACAAATACTTGATAGTCCACGCCCATTGCTCGTCAGAAAGCGTGTCTGGGTCCAGATACAGGTTATATCTCAGAAGGGTGTCCATTTGCAGGACATCACCTCCACCGACATCATTTATTCCTGCATCCACTAAAGCTTTTTTATCTCAGCCTCCTTCACTCTCAGCAAGTCCTCCAACTGTGAGCAAGCTGCGAGGAAGAGGTCATCGTCGGTCTTGATTTCCTCATCACCGTCGAGCCAAAGCTGGTTGAGCAAGGCTTCCTGCATCTTGATTGGGTCTTTCACCACGCTCACGTAGCTCAGATCCTTGCGTGTAGGCTTGCGCACGATGCAAGTCTTTCCACCTGTGGTAATCTGGAAGACTTCGCCATGCTTCTTCTTCCATTCTTCAATTTTTACTTGGTCTTTTTTCATATTGAATCGTTTTTGAATGTTCTTTGAATGGTGTTCAAACACCTTTTTACAAATTCTTCTTGTCGAGGAAGATGAATGGCAGTTCCTTCTCCTGGAACTTGTCACCCTGTTTCCATTCCGTCTTGTCATCAGTGAACTCCACACCTTGCAAGAGGTCGGTCACGATGGTGTCGCCCTTGGTGGGGTTGCCATAACTCACCACCAAGTCGATGCTTGCATCAAGGATGTCCCCACCTGCTGCCTGCTTCAAAGCCTCATACTCACTTTGCACCAAGGAGATGGAACCCTCATACGACTTGTTGCCTCGTTGCATGCTGTGGGGCTTGTTGCCCTTGGCATACAAGGCTTCCTTCTCCTGCTTCGATGTGTAGCTCACCGCACGGAATCCTGTCACGTTACGACCAGCCATCACCACGTTGATGTCTGACCACTCGTATTCTCTTGTATTAAACATGATCTTTAACCGTTATTAGTTTCAACCAAAAAGCCCAGTTTCACGTCCACGTATCGGGCATATCCGTATGGACGCACTTTGAGGGTCATCAATACCTTCGATGTGCTGAGCACGTTCTGTTTCTCATCCATGTAACACTTGCAGCCATCACCGTCTGAGTTGGCGCAAAGCTCGCCATTGGCGGTCATCTGCTTGTTGATGCCACTCTCCACGGTCTGCTGCCAGCTCTTCACGATGCCCACCTGCAAGGTTCCGTCATCGTTGATCTCCAGCTCATCGAGGAGGATGTCAAGCATGATGTTGTATGCGAGGCGATATGCCTTGTCTATCACCCTGCGGTTGGCTATGTGCGCATAGTCATCGGTCTCGTCACATGCCAGGTTGTCGTCGGCATAGAAGTAGCCTGAGCGTCCCACGTACTTTCGTGGCACGATGTAGCCCTTCTCGTAGATGCCCCTGATGGTGTTTTCCGACTCATCGACCTTCTGTGCGCCCACATACATCTCCAATGGAGCGAGTGAGCCATCCTTCACACGACCGATGTTTCTCTGCACAGGCACGCTTGCCAGACGGCCAAGGATGGTTCCCATGCTTGCGCCCTTCGACGATGCCACGGTGTCGCCCATCACGATGCCCACACGGTTGTACTTCTCCTTTGTCAAGTCCTTCAGTTCCTTCGCTGGGTCGTAGTTGCGACCTTCGAGGAGGAAGAACAGTGGCGCATAGAGTTCCGTGGTAGCCCATTCCGCCAACTGTTGCGCCTTTGGGAGGGCAGTGAACACGTCGCTGTCGATGCCGTTGGTGCTGGTAGTCGATGAAGTGGTGTTGAGGTTTGCGATGGCGATGCCTCGCAAGTTGCCGTTCTGCTTGGAGATCAAGTCCCTCGCATAGCCTGCGTCCGTCTTGGTGTAGTCACAGAGAGTGGTCACGGCCGTGCTTGGGTTCACTGGGTAGAGTACGAGCTTTGTGCCCACCTCTGCCTCATCGTAAAACTCGGACACCTGCTTGTAGAGGGCTGCGTTATTGGTTGATGTCACACCCAGTTCCTGGAGGTCGTCCATGCTCGTGATGGCGTATGCCGTATTGAGGACGAACGTCCCGGCCACGGCTGCTGCGCCACAGATGAGGGCCATGAGACCGTCGGCACTCTCACCGACGGTTCCCAGTTGGCCATTGAGGAACTGAATTTTAATTCTTGGTAATTGCATAAGCTCTTTTTTTTGCGTTTAACCTTTAGGCTGACATGCTCTCCACGAAGGTGATGATGCCCTTGCCGTCATAGCGACGTGGTGATCCACCTGTGCGAACCAGGAAGGAATAGATGTCGCCATAATAGGTTGGATTGCCCTGGTCGTCGAACATAAGGGTCTCGCCCATGGCACGGCTCACACAGTCCTTCTGCCATGCAAGACCAGCCGCAAGTTCGTTGGTTGCATCCTCTTCCTCCCACTTCAGGACGGCTGCGCCATTGGCAGTTGTGCGAAGCACCTGTGAGCGTTGCATGATGTCGAAGCCATAGAGATTTCCAAGCGTGCCTCGCTGTGCGTCTGCTGAATTGAGGAAGGCGGTAAGTTCCTTGTCCGTCAAGTCGTCAAGGAGATCTGCGTACATCACTGCGTCAAGGAGAATGTAGCGTTCCTTGGCTGGAACGTCATCCTTGTTGAACTGGATCATGGCCTTCATCACCGCTGCCTTGGTGAACTTCTTGCGGTTGCCTGTGGCGGTGTCAGACGTATGTGCTGCTCGTGCCTCGCCATCGGTGAAAATCTTTGCCTTCAAGGAGCCTGCCCACTTATAGAGCAAGTTCTGGGCTGCTGTCTTCTGCAACTGCTTGCGGTCGTTGGCAAGCACGCTGTTGCGCTTGTCATAGCTGAGTTCCACGGTGTCCACGTTGGAAATGTGGATAGGGTCTGTCGTCAACTCATCAATGTCGTAGGTGAGTTCCTTGTCCTCACGCTCGTTGATCTCGGCAGGCTTTTTCTTGCGGTTGATGACCACGCTCGAAGGCTTGCCAGCGTTAGGGATGTGAACGGTCTTGTTGCTCACGAAGGGTGAGTCGTCAATGCTCTTCGCTGCAAATGAGTCGTCGGGATAGAAGTTCTCGACGATGGTACTGAGCCAAATTTCTTTGTTTAATGCCATTTCTGTTAAAATTAAAAGTTATTACTCGTTGTAGTCAACACCGAACTTTTGCTTGTAAAGGTTGCGGAAAAGGTCGTAGTCCTGCGCCTTCAGGTCGGCAAGTCTGTTCTCCTTGTCAAGCTGATCCCATGTCTTGTTTTGGAACGAGCCGCCACTTGGCTGGTCGGTGTGGATGAAGCTTGTCGCACGATTCTGCACACGAGACTTCATGCCATCAATGAGCTTGATGGTGTTCGCACGGTCGCTCTTCAGGAGGTTCTTGAAGGTCTCCTCCTGCTCCTTGCCGATCTTACCACTCTTCACCGCCTCGTTCACGATGCGATCGTCCTCTTCCTGATGAAGCTTGTCAAGCTCTTCCTTGTAGGCCTGGGCGGTCTTCTCCAGTGCGTCAGCCTTGCAAGCCTTGTTGTTCAGTTCTTTGATGTGTGCCAGTACGGCACTCGAATCCGCCTTGTCCTCGAAGGACGGAATCGTCTTGATGTCATCTATTAATGCCATTTCTAAGTTGTTTTGTGGTTTGTGCTCAAACCGATTATTGAAAAAGTTGTAAATTCCATCCGTTGTGGTCGGTGGGTCTTCCACGGCCTCCATGTCGTAGATGCCGTCCACCAGCTTCATCTCCATGGCCTGGCTTGCCGTTATCCAGTGGTCTTCGCCATCGAAGTACTTGCTTGCCACGCCATCCGCCTCCATGCCCAGCCTGTCGGCTATCATGGTGGCGAGGTTGGTCTGCAACACCTCCATCTGGTCAGCTATCTGCCGTAGCTCCTTGGCGTTGCCGTATGTGCCACCGCTCACGTTGTGGAGCATCAGCTTGGCGTAAGGACTCATGTAGAGTGGCTTGCCACAGAGGGCGATGATGGCTGCGATGCTCGCCGCCACGCCATCTATGAATATGGTGATGTCGCTCTTGGATTGTCGGAGAGCGTTGTAGATAGCCATTCCGCTGAACACGTCTCCACCCTGGCTGTTTATGCGCACTTCGATCTTGCAGCCCTGGTTCTCCATTGCGAAAAGCTCGCTCACCACACGGTTGCTATCGACGGAACGCCCTTCACCGACTTCTCCATAAAGCATGATGATAGCCTTGCCATCACCTTTTATTATATTGCTGAATTTCTGTTTCATGCGCTGAATTTTTGTGCAAATATCGGGACTTTTTTTGACACGACCAAACCGTGATTCCATGGTGGTGCCCACCGACGCTATGGTGGTGCCCACGGACATCACCATAAAATGACGATTTCTTTTTCTGCCATTTTTTCAAGAACTTTGCACCATCAAAACTATATAAATATGGTAAAAAGCAACATCAACAAGAAGGACATAGCCAAGGAACTCTTCATCAAGGGCGGATGCACACTGGAGGAGATTGCCGCCAAGGTGGGAACCACGAGACAGACCATTTCCCGATGGGCGAAGGAGGGGAACTGGGATGAACTGCGTGTCTCCATGGTCGTGTCACAGGAACAGATCTTGGCCCAGACGATGCGTCAGATCAGCGACATCTACAAGCAGGCGGACGCACGCCCGGAGGGACAGCGACAACTCACCGCAAAGGAGGCGGACACCGTCGTCAAGCTGTCATCTTCCATCAAAAAGCTACAGAAGGACGCTGGAATCACGGATGTCGTCAACGTCGGCATCAAGTTCACCAACTGGCTGCGTGCCTTCGACCTGGAGAAGGCGAAGGAGTACAACGACCTTTGGGATTCATTCATCAAGGACATTCTCGCACAATGACACAGGAAGAAAGATATGCCTTGCAGCGGTGGACGGAACACCACAAGGCACTCGCTGCCGACGTGCCAGTGGAGGACTGGCTCTCACAGAGCGAGATAGACAAGAAGAGGAAGAGGCTGGAGGCTGACACCATCGAGTGGATCAAGTACTTCTTCCCCAAGTATGCCAAGTATGAGTTCGCTCCTTTCCATGTGCGTGCCATCAAGCGTGTCATCGAGCACGATGAGTGGTACGAGGTGCTGTCGTGGAGCCGTGAGCTTGCCAAGTCAACGGTGGCGATGTTCATCCTCATGTACCTCGCACTCACTGGGAGGAAGAAGTTCTTTGTCATTGCCTCTGCCACCATCGACTCTGCCAAGCGTCTGCTCATACCTTACAAGACCAACTTCGAGCAAAACCCTCGCATACGTCAGTTCTATGGAACCCAGCAGACGCTCGGACAGTGGACGGATGGTGAGTTCACGGCAAGGTGTGGTGCGAAGTTCATTGCCCTTGGTGCAGGATCCTCGCCTCGTGGTGCGAGAAACGAGGAGGTGCGCCCCGATGTCATCTGCATGGACGACTACGACACCGACGAGGACTGCCGAAACCCTGAGACACTGAAAAAGAAATGGGACTGGTTCGAGCAAGCACTTTATCCTACACGCTCCATCTCTGAGCCTACCTTGATACTGTGGTGCGGAAACATCATAGCCAAGGACTGCTGCATCAAGAGGGCTGGTGCGAAGGCACGCCACTGGGACATCGTGAACATCCGTGACAAGGACGGACACTCCACATGGCCACAGAAGAACACGGAGGAGCAAATCGACACCGTGCTTGCCAACATCTCCACCAAGAACGCCCAGGCTGAGTACTTCAATAACCCTGTGAGCGAGGGCAGCATCTTCAAGTACCTGCCGTTCGGGAAGGTTCCACCGCTCAGGCGGTTCAAGTTCCTCATCCTCTATGGAGACCCGGCCTATTCCGACTCTAAGAAGAAGGCAAGCTCCACCAAGGCTCTCTGGCTCATAGGCAAGTACAAGGGCGTGTACTACATCATCAAGGGATTCCTCGCCCGTGAACTCAACGCCACCTTCATCAGCTGGTATTTCGACATCCTCGACTATGTGGGTGGCAAGACCAACGTGTATTGCTACATGGAGAACAACAAGCTCCAGGATCCTTTCTTCAACCAGGTCTTCAAGCCACTGCTGCACGAGGAGTGCAAGCGAAGGGGAAAGCAGGTTTACATCAAGGGCGATGAGCGCAAGAAGACCGACAAGGCTACACGTATCGAGGCGAACCTGGAGCCTATAGACCGCAACGGTGCCTGGATATTCAACGAGGCTGAGCGTGACAACCCACACATGCAGGAACTCATGGAACAGTTCAAGCTCTTCGAGATGCACCTTCCCTACAATGCCGACGGCCCCGACTGCATAGAGGGTGGCATCACCATGCTGGAGAGCAAGGTGGTGGCGATGGAGCCGACCGTCACCATATCATACGAGGAACTAAATGAAGACAACCCTTTCAGAATGTAAACAATATAAATATGTCAAAATTCATCAACACATCGGACTACGATGCTACCATACATCGTGAGATCCTGGACTCGCTTCTTCGCAAGGAGTCCACCACATACGACCCTCAGATCATAGAGATTTGTGAGGACAGGGCGGTGGCTGAGATGAGGGGCTACCTCAACAAGACTTATGACTGCGACAAGATTTTCTCTGCTGAGGGAGGAGACAGAAACGCACTCATCCTCATGTTCGCCCTCGACATCACCGTCTATCACATATTCTGCCAGCACAACCCCTACAAGATGTCAAAGATACGGCAAGACCGCTATGACCGTGCCATCGAGTGGCTGAAGGGCGTGATGGCTGGTGACATCACCATCGACGGTGCGCCAAAGCTCCCTGATGAGGATGTGGCTGACAATTCAAGATGGCAGATCATGGCGGACGAAGTTAGACCAACACTTTTATAACGATTTATTATGACAAGGTTAAGAAAGAAATTGGGACGCAAGCCCACGAAGGGCAGTTCCACGAATAAGATAGTACAGGGTGGTTTCCGCAAGGCACAGGGCAACCGCCCACCAGACGTGTTCCTTCAGATGCCTGAGCTTTTCATGTTCAACATGAAGGACTACATGGATTCCGTGCGTAGTGCAAGGAGCATCGACTTCTCCTATCGTGTCAAGCTGTTCGACATGTACGAGTCGGCACAGCTCGACCTACACCTCTCTGGCGTGCTCGACAAGCGACTCAGGGGCGTGACACGCATCCCCATCGAGTTCCAGCGAAACGGAAAGCCCGATGAGGAAATCAGCCGACAACTGCGCTCGCCTTGGTTCAAGCAACTGCGCAAGGATCTCGTGATGTCCAAGTTCTATGGCTTCACCATCGTGCAATTCTACACCGATGAGGATGGGAACATCCGCTATGACCTCATCGACCGCAAGCACTACGACCCTGTCTTCCGCAAATTGCTGAAGTACCAGGGCGACCAGGACGGCATCGACATAGATGAGTTCGAGAACATTCTTTTCGTCGGCTCTGAGCGTGGACTTGGCATCTTTGCCGAACTTCTGCCGGCTGTGCTCTACAAGCGTGGCGACATGAGCGACTGGGCGAAGTTCTGCAACATCTTCGGTATGCCCATCCGTGAATATACCTACGATGCAGGGGATGAGGACGCTCGTAGGAAAATATTGAAGGACGCAAGGGTGCAAGGCTCCAACGCCGTCTATATCCACCCGAACGAGAGCGAGATGAAGCTGATAGAGGCAGGAAACAAGACTGGCTCATCGGAGCTTTACCAGAACTTTGCCGAATACTGGGACAGCAAGATTTCCATCCGTGTGCTGGGCAATACGCTCACCACTGATACCAAGGACACTGGCACGCAAGCCCTCGGAACCGTACACAAGGAAGAGGAGGACGACATGAACGCTGATGACCGTGACTTCCTCCTCGATATACTCAACTACGACATGAAGCCCATCTTCGAGAGCCTTGGCTTCAACGTGGACGGAGGCGAGTTTGTCTATGCCCACAAGGACAAGACCGACCCACAGACCATGCTCAATATCGTGCAGGGAGTGAAGAACATGGGCGTGCCACTTGACGATGACTGGATATATGAGACGTTCGGCATCGAGAAGCCAAAGGACTACGACCAGCAGAAGGAGGCTGCTGAGGCACAGCGTCTGGCCATCCGTGAGAGCTTGGAGGGGAAGAACGGCAAGGAGGATGACGATGATTACGATGAAGGCAAGGACGATGACAAGAAACCTTTGAACAGTGATAAAAAGTCGTTCAAAGACCGTTTGAGAGGTTTTTTCGGGGTAGCCCCAGCTACAGGGGCGGACACCGACTTCTGATGGACTCCCTCTACTATGGTAAGCACCAATGCCATTGCGGACACACCCATTTCCACGATGTGAATGGTTCCGTCCGCTTTGATGCAGATGTGCTCGCCCAGTTCCTGCGCAACATATACAAGGGATTCGACACCGACCATGGCATAGAGGCTACGATGTGGCGTGAGGTGCTGCGCATCATCAACGAGGGAACGGTGGAGGGTCTTGCCAAGGCGAAGACACCGCCCACCCACGAGCAAGACTTCTATGAGGCACTTCGACACTCCAATGAGGTGTTTGCTGCTTTCAAGGTTCATACCATGGGTGTGGAGATGGCATCCAAGCTCCATGATGCCGATGGCAAGTTGAAACCATTCGGCAAATGGGTGGAGGACGTTGGCTCCATCAGTAGCCACCAGGTGGGTTCTTGGCTTCAAACTGAGTACGACACAGCTGTCATCCGTGCCCATGCCGCTGCCGACTGGCGTGAGTTCGAGCGCAACAAGGACATCATGCCAAACCTCAGATGGATGCCTACCACCTCCAAGGAGCCTGAGAGTTCACACCGTGCCTACTGGCAGATGAAGCTCACGCTCCCAGTGGATGATCCGTTCTGGGAGGAACACCACCCTGGCGACCGATGGAACTGCAAGTGCTCCCTCGAAGCCACCGATGATCCAGTGGTTCGTCCTGCGGGTATGGAACCGACCAAGCCTCAGAGGGGACTGGAGAACAACCCTGGCAAGGATGGGCACACGTTCAGTGACAAGCATCCGTACTTTCCTAACAAGTGCAGCCAATGTTTTGCATACAAGAAAAGTAGTTTAAGAAATCGTCTCAAATATGTTTTCCATAACAGAGAGAAAGACTGCTATGATTGCCCATTCATTGATGGATGTCTTGAAAAAGATCTCATTAAAGAAGCATATAGAAAGCGTTTAAAAGAGATACGTTCTGCTGTTGCGCCTTTAAAGCAAGAGGTTTTTACAAATAAAGATTTTCCACATGACATGACAATTTCTGGAGCTGGCATAAAAGAATGGTTAAATCAACCTCATAAACATTTCAGAGAAAAGAATGAAATGCTCTATCATTTAGGGCAAATAATTGCAGAATCGAAATATTTAGGTTGGACTATTGATGGCAAAACGAGAAATGATGTGGTTCGTAGCCATTTGTTTGAAACAAAAATTGGAAAAGACAAAACTTGGATCATTGTGCATGAAATGACTTGGCATACATTCCAAGTACATAGCATTTCTGATGGAGAGAAAGTTCTTACAGGAATACAAAAATAAGGTTTTTCAAACCCTTCCCTTCGGGACTACAACCCGACGCGGTATTTGAAAAACCTTAAATAGGAATGGAGGACGTGTCCCGAATGGGATTAAACGCTCCCTCCACGTTGCAAAGATACAACATTTATCTGATTTTCCAACAAAAAATTGAAAAAACTTTCAATATGGACGCAAAAAACATTCAAAAACTGGTGGAAAAGACAAAGGACGACATTCTGAGGGAGGTGCAAGACCGCCTTCCTCGAAAGATCGGTGTCATTGCCGTCAATCACTTCAAGCAGAATTTCCGTGATGGAGGCTGGATGGATGATGGTCTCCACCCATGGAAGAGGACACGTAGGCAGGAGGAAGGTGGCCCCGATGCCAAGTACAGCCCACTCACGTCAAGGAGAAACCACCTGATGAGTTCCATACAGAGCAAGCCAGGACTGGGAGAGGTCACAATAGAGAACCCTGTGCCATACGCTGCCATACACAACGATGGTGGCGACATCACCACACACCCAACGGTATCGCCCAAGATGAGACGCTTCGCCTGGCACATGGCTTACTCGCTCGCTGGCATCCATGGCAAGGGTTCCTTGCCCAAGGAACTACCAGACAAGGCAAGGATGTGGAAGTGCCTTGCCCTCACCAAGAAGACACACGTCACGGTGTCGGCTCACATTCCACAGCGTCAGTTCATGGGCGACTCCAAGGAACTGCAAGTGAAGGTAAACAAAGCTATCAACAAATCAATAGAAAAAATCAAGGATGGAATTATTTCTTTATCAAATCATTAACCACGTCAAAGAGGGGATGCCGTCCCTCTCCCTGGTGGATGAGAACTATGGTCAGCTGGAGAACATAGACAAGCAGGATGGCGACATGTACCCTCTCACATATCCAGCCGTGCTCATAGACCTTCAGGAGGCATCGTGGAGCAATTTGGAGGGAAGAAGCCAAAAGGGTGTGGTGAAGGTGAACGTGCAGCTCATCATCGACTGCTATGACGACACCCACTATGGAAGTGGAACCATGGATGCCATCCGTGGGAGGGCTGAGATGGTTGAGGAGCTTCACCGACTCTTGCAGGGCTATCGCCCAAAGGATGATGGGGCGATGGTGCGTGAGTCCTCCAAGTTCTACACCTTCAACCATGGCATCAAGATCTACGAGTCGGTCTATTCCATTTCTGCCACCGACATCATCAAGGACACGCAAACAGTTGCCCCTCCACGTAAGGTGGTCGTTTCGATGGCGAGGATGGGCTGTGGCGAGGCTTCAACTTGAAGCCAGTGAATAGGGGCTTCTCTATCTTCTTGCCATCCACGGTCACACCTGCCTGGATCATGTCTCGTATGATTTGCATGATACGACTCTCTGAGAGAAAGAACTCCTCGGTGCTCAATCTCCTCAAAGCGTCATCGAAGCGAAGCCTCTTCACCTCCGTCCAATAATAGTAACGCTCGTATATTCTGATGTTTCTTGAATCTACAAGACTTTTGTCCCTTCCTCTGGCCATGGGCGCAAAAATATAAAAAATATGCGAGAAACGTGCATAAAAAAAGAGGCATTCCATGTGGGATGCCTCTTTTTCAGTTCAATATTTTAACAAAATGCCTACAGACGGCAAAAACTTGGCTCTATCTTGCGCCATACGCCATCGTCACCCTTGCGGCTGAAGTAGTAACTCACCACCGTCTCCTTCACCACGTTACTCTCTCTGAAGAGATCCATGATGCTGGTGTACTCTTCATCATTGAACTTGCCTTCGAGGGCATAGAGCTTGCTGATGCTCGTGTAGTTGAACTTGCCGTTTCGGTTGCGCTCCAGCAGGTTCATGCAAAGCTGGTACATCGGATCGTCCTTGCCCTGCTCGCTCTTCTCGATGTAGGCTCCAAGGAAGTCCATCAGTCGCTGGGCTGCCATCTCGGAACGTTCGTCGAAACCCTTCACGTCCTGGCTCTTCACCTCAAATCTGAAATCGTCCACCACGATGGTGAAGCCTCGCTGATCCTTGTTGCGTAGCTTGCCATACTCAGCCATCACCGCCTTGAAGCCGTCGCTCTCACTGTCAAGCCAGTCACGGAAATCCTTCACTCTCAGTGAAATCTCCACCACCTTGTCTTTCACGCTCTTGGCGAAGTTCTCACGGATGTCCTCGTAGGCCTTGCGCTTGTCAAGGTCTTTCTGCTGCTTCTGGGCAGTCAACTGCTTCAGGAGTTCTTCCTGCTGCTCGGCACTGAGGCCGTTCAAAATCTCATTTGTTTTCATAATCTTTTAATGTTTATTCGTTGTCTTGTTTCTTTTTAAGTATCATTCTCAGTTTGATGGAAAGGTGCTCCAGCTCCTCGATGTCGAGGTCTGCAAACACCTTTCCTGCTATTCTTGGACTTCGGCAATAGTCATTGATGTCAGCCCAGCAAGTAGTGTCCACACCTATCTTCTGCAATAGCTTCAGGCACACGCTGCGTCTCTTTCTGCGTTGCTCCAAATAGTTGTTTCTCTTTTCGGGAAACTTCTTGTCAAGGAGGTCGCACAGTGCGTTGTACTCCTTGCGTGTCATTTCCTTCAAGCTGTCCGTTCTGTCATTTGTCCCGATTCTCACCATCTCTCGCTTGGTGGTCTCCACGTCACCCATCAAGGGCACTCGCTTCAATATGGTGTAAAATCTTGCGAAATTTGTCACTTCCTGTCCCATGGCTTGCCTCCTCAATCCTTGCACGTTGGTTTCCACTGGATGCCTATCACTGCATCAAGTTCCTTCTTGCCCTGGCATATCGGGCAGGGAGTCTTCACATGCTTCCCGATCTTGTCAACTCCCCAAAAGTAACCATTGCCCTGGCAATACTCACAGCGGTGTCCCACACTCACTAATACCTCACGAGTGTCGCCTGTGCGGTCTGGCTTCAGCTCGATCATTCTGTTCACTTTACTCATGTTCCATTACCTCCACGTTATTGGTTAAATATTCATTTTTCAAGGCATCGGCTGACATGTCGTCCAGTCTGCCTGCCAATTCATCATATATCATTGTTTGATCCATATAGGTGAAGTCATCAGTCTTTTTCTTGATGTACTCCATGATGTTGTCAATCACCTCTTCCATGATCATTCCCTTTTAGTTGTCACCCCAGTATTTCTTGGCTCCGTCATCCCAGATGGTGAACTCACCCTTGTCTCCGATGAAGCGTCCCTTCGAGAACGCCTTGAAGCCCTCCACCCATATTTTCAGTGTGGCATCATACATCACGCTCTGGGCTGCGCTGCCCCTGGGTGTTCTTCCTGCTGCGTGGCTGATGAATATGAGGAGCTTGTCCTTGTGAGCCTCCTTGAAGCGGATGTACTCCCTATAGTTCATTTGTGTGTACTGGAACGAGTCTATCACCACGATGTTCACGCTCTTGCGCTTCACCAGCCGGTCGCTCAGTTCCCTCATGTTCTCACCGTTCAGCAGGTAGAACGATTTGTTCACGTCGCTCATGCCGTATCTCACCAGTGTGTTCTGCATCGTGAGCGAGTCGCCTTCCTCCAGGCTGTCGTATGCCACACGGTCGAACTCACAGAGCTGCTTGCACAGTTGCATCACGAAGCTGCTCTTGCCGTTGCCGCTGTTGCCCCAGATGAACCATACGCCTGTGCGCTCCGGCTCGCCAAAGGCTTCCTTCCACGCTCCCTTGAAGGCAAAGGTGCGTTTCTTCTGTTTCAATACTTCCTTCACTGTCATTGCTCTCATCGTTTCATCTTTTTAATTCTCTTCACTCTGTGTATGCTCTTCTTCACTCTTCTCAGGTCAAACTCGCATCCGTCTGCCTCCGTGATCACTTCTTCGATGTCCTTGCGGTCGGTCAGTCCGTTGGCGGAACAGATGGCGAACACGTCTTGTGGTGTGGTGTCCTCCAACTCGAAGTACTTGCGGCCTATTCGGCTGTAGAACTCCTTGTAGCCACGCTTCTTGCATCTCAGACCACGGCTGATGCGTGTCTTGATGTAGTCGGTGGAGAGGAACACCACGCCACATTTGTCCTCTATCTTGTTGTAGAGGCTGATGAAGTACTGGAACACGCTTTCTATGAGCTTGTCTGCCTCGTCGAACACCAGGAGCGGTGCGTCCATCTGAATCAGCTCGTCCTGTATTGTCATCCATAGCTCCCTCACGGTGTAGCCATCGGTGCGGATGCCCATCTTGGTGGCTATCTCCCTCACGAAGTCGCCCTTGTGCAGGTCTTCTGAGCAAAGGATGTAGAACACCTCCTTGTTTTCCTCGCCAAAGATCCTTGCAGTGGTGGTCTTGCCGCTTCCAGCTTCTCCCACCACCCAGGTCACGTTCTTGTAGTCCTGTGCGTCTCTCAGTGCCAGGGTGATGTCGTGGAAGGCTTGCGTCTCCACGATCTGCCATCCTCCGTCCTTGTCGCCCACCGACTTCACCTGGTCGCTCACTTTGCGCCACATGTCCTCGCTGATGTTCTCCCACTTGCCATTGAGAATGTTGCTCACTGTGCCTGCGCTCGTGCCCTTCATGCTCGCCACCGCCTTGTTTTGGCTGGCGTACTTGGCGACATAGGCTCTCAGCTTGTCGGCTATCAGTTGTTTCTCGTTGTTTGTCATTTCCATTGTTCAGTTCCTTTCCTTATTTTGATTTTTTAATTCTTCACTCTTAGTTCTTCACTCCATCAAGTCTTGCCCATGGCTCTCACGTCGTCAAACTTCACCGTCTGGCAGACTTCATCCCAGTCAAGCTTGCTCACCCTCTTGGTCACCTTGCCGATGCTCAGTTCCTCAGGCTCACGGCTGTACTTCCTGGTTCTGCGGTCTATCTGCCTCTGCATGTCTGCGCTCACGCCCTTCAGCTTTGGTGTCTGTAGTCCGTGCTGCTCAGGCGCTACGCCCTCAGCATATTCTATCTCCTTGGCTGCCACTTGTCGCTCTATGCGGCTCTGCTCGGCTGCCTCACGCTGTTGGCGGATGAAGAGAGCCTCGCCCTCGGTCTGCTCCTGTATCGCACGATGTATCACGATGTATGGCTCTGCCACTCGCTCAAACCTCAGTTCTCCAGCTTTGTCCTTCCAGTACAGGCGGATGCTCGTGAAGTCGTAGGGGTCGTATTTCACCACGAACTTTTGGTAGGTGTGCTTCCTTCGCCACTCGATGTCTGGCACACCAGGGCTGCTCATTACCTCGTACACTCGCTTCTGTCCCTTCACCGTGATGGTGATGCCGCTGCTCGTGAAGGTGCTCATTCTGTCGCACTGCACCCAGAACATTTCCACCATGTCGCTCGCTGTCACCGTCGGTGTCTCTGGGTTCACGCTGCGCTCATACATGTCTATGCGCCTCTCACCTGTGGCAGGGTGCGCCATCTCGTTCCATTCCTTCCTCGCCTCCACGTAGAGGGCTTTCAACTCTTCGAGGGTGGGCAGGCTGTCCTTGTTGGCCTCGATGAACTCCAGGTTGGGGCGGCTTATCTCCTTCTTGGTGGTGATGTTCTGCCCCGTGAAGTTCCATTCCTTGTGAAGTACCTGGCTCTGTAGCCTGTAGAAAAGGTTCTCGATCGTCTTGCTCGCTCCATTGTATGGGGTGGTGGTGCGATGGATGTGGCACAGCTTCTTGAAGAACTCCTGGTTCTCCAGCTTCTTGTGGCCACCCTGGTTGTCATACACGATTTCGTAGGGCTTGTGTCCGCTCACCTGTATGGCCATTCTGTAGCTCATGTACTGTGCCTCGTAGTCCTCGCTGTCGCTGATGCAGAAGCCAAGCAGGCACTCTGAGTAAGCGTCTATCACCTCATATACGCTCGTGGTTCTCACCTTGCCGTCATCGTCCCTGTAGTAGAGGTTCAGCTTGGTTCCGTCACCATACCAGAGGGCATCCCTCATTTGTGGGAGTTCCGTCTTGTGCCTGCGGTCAAACTTTTGGTGTGCCTTCTGCTCGCCATGTACGGCATCATACCACAATGGCTGCACGGCTGCGCTCTCATACCATATCTTCAGGCTGCGGATGCTCTTCAGTGGCTTCCACCCATTGCTCTCACACTCCTCGTTGAACTTCTTGAATATCTGCGAGTCGGTCATCACTGGCACACGGCTTCTCTTCAGTGCCACGAGCCTTCTTCCTGCCTCCTCGGTTATCTTCAAGGTGTTTCGGTTGCCTATCTTGCCGCTGATCAGTGATGGATAACCCTCCTTCTTGAAGGTGCTCATTTTCTCCTTCAGCCTGGCGAGGTTCTTTGGCAGCGTGTGTCCGAACGCCTCCCTCAGCTTCTCACTCTGCTTGAAGACGATCGTCCAGAGGTCGCTCCTTCGCCCACCGCCAAGGGCGTGTGTGGTGGCTTGCAGCTCGTTCATCCTTGCCTGGAGCATTTTCAGCACACTGGCGTTCTGGGTATATTCATCTATGAGCTTCTGGCTGAGCCTCGTTTGAACACCGTTCAAATCGTATTCAAACGACTCATAAAACCTGCGTGCCTCTTCATCCACCTGCACATCGTCTCTCAGTTCTTGTCGCTCCAACACTTCCTTTGGGTCGCCATATTTATCCACAAATCTCATTCTGTACTTCTTTGGAAGGGAGGCATACACATACAGGGCATAGTTTCCTTCACCCTTGCCCTGTCTGGCACATTGGATGTTGCCACGACCAACATTGCTCATTAATGTGTTTCCCTTAATGACAGGTTCGTCACCTCTTGTTAGTTCATCAAAGGAAACACACAGTATTTTGTTGTAAAACTCCATTCCTTGATTATTTTTTGTATCTTTGCACCATCATTGTAAAATCAAACTATTGTGGCACAAATCCTTATTAGCATTTCTTGCGATGACCACGAGGCAGATTCTGTTCGTCTCTTCGCTCGCAAATATTTTCGTCAATTACGCCTGAGATGCCAAACCTCACGGACGTACCCAATGACTGGATGGAACACCCCTTCAGTTGGAGAGGCGATTTGGGTGTATGCAGAAGTTTCTCCACCACAAGGTCAAGTGTTGCATAGCAAGGATCTTCGTCAAATCGCACATCATTTCGAGTATAGCTTGAAGGCTTCTTTTCTATCAATTCAAGATTTCTCCACAAGCTTTCGCCACGAATAGCGTTGTCCATGTCGAAGTCTTGGCAAATGTCATCCGTTCTCAGGCGTTCCAGTTCTTCCTCCAAGGAGCGGATGGCATTCATATGCTCCATGATTTGCTCTTGTATGCTGGTCGTGATGCCGTTGTAGATCCATGAATCAATTTCTCCTTTGTCTCTTCTCATGTTCCGTTCCTCCATTATTCGTCAAGACCATCACCATTCACGTCTTTCAACGCAATGGCACTCGCACATAAATTCAACGCAATGGCTATCAAGCCAAACACGCCACAGCTCTCCACAAACAGAAGCACCAAGCAGAAACTCACCATGAACCAAGCCACTCTCAGCTTCATCATGGGCGCAAGGCTGAGGAACCATTTCCACTCCTTGCCAAAGATCTTGTTCATATCTTCTTTCATGTCGTTCGGTTTTATTTATCGCTTCCTACTATCACGCCACCAAAATCCTTGATGGCTACATATCTCACTTTGCGTGCAAGACGTGAGTCCTTTGTAAAAGTGAGCGATTTGCTCACCATCTCAGGAGTGATACTAAACAGGGTGGCTAACTTTCTGCCAACACCACGATCCACAATAACTCTTTTTTTCATATCCTTTTTGTGTTAATTCTTATTATTTTGTCCCTATTCTCGCCAATATTTTGTATCTTTGGCGACGTGTTCAATTATTAAACACGGTGCAAAGATAAACAAAATGTAGATATAAACAAAAATTTTGGCGATATTTTTATCAACAAAATGTAGATTTTAACATATTATGGATAAAAAAACTATGTTGGAGGCTTTAATTTCTCATTTTACAGGTGGAAATAAAGCTCAGTTTGCCAAGCATTTGAGTGTCTCACCACAAACTATTAGTGCGTGGGTAGCAAGAAATACATTCGATTCTGAATTAATATACGCAAAATGTAGAGATGTTAATCCTTCTTGGTTGCTTACTGGAGAGGGAAATATGCTTTTAAAGGCAAATAATACACAAAATGTAAAAGAAGAGCATGAAGCTATACCTTTTGTTCCTGGAGAATCAGCCAGCAACAAACCGATACCTTTGGTTACGGAACGTGCTGCTGCTGGATTCGGCAATGAATTTTTCTCTATACAAGGTGAGGATGTGAAAGAATACTATATCATTCCAAAGTTTCGTTTCTGCCATGTGGACTTTATGATTGAAGTGTCTGGACTCTCAATGTTTCCCCATTTCAAGTCTGGTGATGTTGTTGCTTGTACCATTCTCCATGATGCCAAATACATTCAGTGGAACAGATGCCATGTCATTGCCACAAGAGAGCAAGGCATACTTGTCAAGCGAATCATGCCAAGTGAAGAGGAAGGATGCTTCAAGATAGTCTCCGACAACAAGGACTATCCATCATTCAATCTACCAAAAGAGGAGATTACAGGAATAGCTTTGGTCGTAGGATGTGTGAGCTTGGAATAATTGATTTGTGTATATACTCATTATATAAATATGTGAAAGTCCTTTATTTATAGGGCTTTCACTTGTTTTTTGCCCCTCGAATAACTGAAAATTACCCTTATTTTACACGGCTAAAAGCCTACTTTTAACCGAATTTTCTTATTTTTTTGTCCCTTTTCCACACCTTAAACAATATTTTTACATCGTATTTTGCACACCTAAACGCACACCTAAAACAAACATTTCGTTTTTCATTTCATCAATTTGCATACCTAAACGCACATCTAACCGCCCATCTAACCATCATTTTTGTGCTTTTCAAGTACTTTTCTCTGGGAGAGGAAAACAAAAACGGCTTGCAAACTATTCAAAGATAGCTTACAAGCCGTTCAAATGCCTTAAAATGAGCGTTTTATACGTTCATTTATTCTTTGTTCCCACTGCGTATCAGATGGCTCTGAATAATCATTGCCTTGCTGTTGATCAGATGCACTCCATCACTCAGTCCTGCGTGGAGCAACGTGCTCTTTTCATAGCCTATCTGTTCGGGCGTTAAAACGTCAAATATGGCTGATATAGAGCCAAAATAGTAGTTCTTCCTGCCATTGAGCAGGTGTACGTGTATTACCTTTGTCAT